CCAGCCGCAAAGGCCTGCGCCGGTACCATAGCCGGTTGCGGCTTCAAAATCCGGGTAGTGCCTGCCCTTGTAGTCCACCGCACCACCGCGGTGAAAGCGCCGTCCCTGCCACTCTGCATGAGAAGGACGCGCGCCGCCATGGGCGGTCGTTTCCACAAATTCGCAGCCCATTTCGTCCATGCGGGCCACCTGCAGCTTGCCAGTTGTCTGGTTCACACCGGTCAACACGGCACGCCGTGCGGCCACCTCGATGCTGTCGGTGTGGCCGCTGGGATAGGTGACCATGGGCATGTCGTCTGCAAGGCTGTCCACGGCCTGTTTGACGGCGGTTTTGTAGTCGAAGGCACCGGTGCTCACTTTGAGCCATGCAGCGTCCAGTGTGCGTTCAAAGGCCCCTGTGACAGTGTTTGCCGTGGTGGCGGTGAGGTTCTGCCATGTGCCGCAGGTCTGCCGCGCGCCGGCATCCAGCAGGTTGTTCAGGGCGGCGCTCTCTTCAAAAGGGGGCGGCTCAATGTCGTAGTGGTAATAGATCGCATCTTCCCGCTCCATGGCTTCGGTGGCGGCCTGCAAAAGCAGCCTGCGGATGGCCGTTTCGCTCTTGCCGGTGTACTTCGCCAGCAGCTTCACCACGTCGTTGCGCAGCACCTCGGTCTGCTGGTAGCGCCACAGCTGCCAGTTTGCAGTAGCGGTCACTTTGTCCATCTTGCCGATGCGCCGGGCCACGTCCTGCAGGATCTGCTCTTCGACCTGTTGCCAGAGCTGCACAAAGGCATCCGGCATCCGGTCGAGATAGCTCGGCGGCAGCATCAGGCACCCCCGAAGGTGAGGGCTTCAGGGCTGCGGTTCTCGGCATCCGCTTCGGCGGCAATGGCCTTGGCATCGTCCTCGCTGTAGCCCTCAAACTCCACCAGATACCGCCAGAACGGGAACTTGCCTGCGGTAACGTAGCCCCAATACATCTGTTTGCGCTCTTTGGGGTCGGAGATGATACTATCGTCAAAGTCAAAGGTCACGTTGCAGTCGCCCGGCGGGGAAACGGCTGCGCCGCTGTTCCACTGGGCATCCAGCAGCTTGCTGATGGAGTATACCAGATCGGTCAGCGCATTGCCCAGCGCCCGCTGCAGATCCTTGACGGTAGTGTAGCTGCGCTGCTTGCTGCTCCTGATCTCCTCAGCGGTCTTGTCCACGTTCTGCGGGTCGGACAGGGTGCCGTAGGCAAGGCCGCACTGGAACTCCACCCGCTTGAGCATGGTATCCAACCCTCTACGATAACTTTCATCGCGCAGGGCAGGGGCAAACACCTCGTAGAGGTTCCGGCCATTGGCCCCGGAACTGCCGTTCAGCCAGTTGCGGTAAAGGCGCTGCTCACGCTGCGGCATAACGCTCTCGCCGTTGATGTCGGGCCGAAGGGCGGTCTGGTCAACGTCAAGGGCCAGCTGCCCGCCGTCATACTCCCACAGCAGCCGCCCATACTGTTCATCGGTATCATGGATGGTGTCAACAGCAGCGGCATAGACGCTCACGCCCAGCGGGGAGTGCCGATCAGTGGAATTTCCGCTGGACACTCTGAAATAGCCCCAAAGCGGACGGTCTACATCGGAGAACTCGGTGTGCGGCGAGATCGCGGCCCATTCCGGTACATCGGTCAGCGGCACCTCGATGCCGAGGTCTGTACTGGTCATTGAGCGGAACGCCTTGACCGTGATGCTGTACGTGCTGCCGGAAAACTCGTGATCTTCAAGACGAGTGTAAATGCGGTTGCCGCGCACCAGATGGTCATAAAAAATAGCCCCGGTCATGCGGCCAGAGCTGTCAAAGCGGGTAGGGCAGAAGCAATCCCCCTGCACAGCATCGATCTGGATGCGTCCCTCTGCATCGAGGAAGGGCCGGAACAGGATGCCGCCCAGCGCACAGCCGTATTCCACCGGGGTGCGCAGATCTGCAATGAAAGGCTGCAGCATGGTGTTGATGCTGTCGGCGCGGGCACTGCCGGAAACAATGCATTCCATTTCGAGCGTGGTCAGACGGGCCAGCTCCGATGCAACACTCTGGGCAAGCTTCAGGCTGTGCAGGGCGTTCTTGCCGCCGTGGCACCACGGTCCGCCGGTATCGTACATCTGCGCCCACAGGATGATCGCATTCTCCATGCTGTAGGACACGCTGGCGCTGACAGTAGTATTTTCACCGAACAGCAGCCGTGCTTTCTCCCGCAGCCAGAAAAGCAGTCTGTCAAACATTACTTTCGTCTCCAATCTGCCCAGCGGATCAGCGGGGCCAGTATCGTATAGCAGAAATAGCGGATGTCGTCCATGGCGTGGTCGTTCTCCTTCACGACGCGGTCCTCTTTGGCTTTGTCGTCCCACGAGTACAGGCCGAACTCCCGGCGGGATGCCGCGCAGCTCTCGTGGATGGTCACAAGCCCGGCCTGCATCAGGGATGCCACGCAGCGGATGCCGTTCAGCACGTCGTTGTCTGCAGGGATCACCAGATACTTGCCATGCCGCCGGATGGTCTCAATGAAGGAAGCAGCGGACGGGTCAACCACCACCGCCTGAATGTAATAACCCTTGGTCAGGCGTTCCAGCTCGGCATAGTGCTCTTCGTCCGTGCGCTGCACACGCTCGGCACGGCTGTCAAAATAGCTTTCCTTGATTCGCAGGGCCTTGCCATCATGAATGACCCACAGGCCCATGCTGCAGGGGTTGTGCGTGCCGTAGTCGATGGACACGTAAAACTGCCCGTCGATGTGGGAAGCATCACCGTGAAAGAGGTAGGTGTCCTGCCCGGCGGAGAAGAAAGGGTATACAAGACCCTCGGCAGCTTTCCTTTTACCGAGGATATCACGGGCATACCAGACTGTGCTGCGGTCGTAGGTTGCAAGCACGGCCCGGAGCTGCTCGTCCGAGATGCTCATATTATCGGCAATTGTGAAATGCCCATAGTTGAAGCCGTATTCTGGGTTCTCGTTCTGCTTCTTTTCGTGCAGATTCAGGATATTTTCATAGTACCAGTGACCCTCTGCCTTGGGGTTCAGGTCGTGAAATACCTTTCTGTCTGGGCTGGACAGGGTACGGTCGAATACTTCCTTAATGAAAGTTTCGCTGCATTCATTGGCTTCGGTGATGTACGCGGTGCCGTAGGTGTTGCCCTTGATCAGCTTTTCGTCACCGGCTTTGCCACCACCGGACACCAGCACCACCTTTTCACCGGTGGCAGTCTGGATGTACAGACAGTCGCGGTTCTGGTAGGTGCCCTCACGGCAGCGGCCCTCAAAATAGTTTTTCAGGCCGAAGCCGTCACAGTCCAGAATGTTCAGCCGGGCCGTCGCAGTGGATACGCCCGCGATCAAGTGGATGCGGCTCGGATGCTTTTCAAGAATGGTGCAATACGCCATTGTGATAAGCACGTTCTTACCACCACGTTTACCGCCCTCTGCAACGTTGAACCAGTGGTCAAAGCAGCCCCAGAAGAAACGCATCTGGTTTTCAGAAAATGGTGCTGGGATGTTCATTCTTCAAAGTCCTTGATGTCACGGTCTGGAACGGGGTGCTGCAGCAGATCAGCAAGGGTCTGCATGTCGTTATTCTGGGCTTCGGTCGTGTTCTCCTGCGGTTTGTCCTTCCACTTGTCTGGCTTCCGGTTTTTCAAATAAAAAATCTGGGCCGTGACGTTTGCAGGCACAACAACCTGTTCCTCTGCATACTCAATGCGTTCTTCTTCAAGCCGCTTTTTTCCATCCACCATGACCTTTTTCAGCTTGATGGGCTTTTTTACGGTCACGGTGCGTGTCTTGCAGCTCTCGAACAGCTCATTTTCCACAATGTAATCAGCGTTTTCCCGCCCTACTTTTAAAGCGTCGGAAATGTCGGGAAATCGGCTTTTCCATTCATTCAGGGTATCGCGGTGTATTCCAATGTTCTGAGCTATTTGTTCCTGCGTCAGGCCGTCTCTAGCCCATCCACGAAGCAGCGTCAACCCTTCCGGCTCTAACCACTGCTCATACTTACCTTTGCGGCCAATCGCAGATCACCTCATTTCAGACCAAAGGTCTCGTTCACATAGTCACGCTTCGTTTTGTAGACGTTGAGCATTTCGCTTTCAAAGCTTTCCCCTCTGAGCCTTCTGGAATTGGCTGTGTTCTGGTACAGCGACTGAAAGCACATCGCTGTACCAGTTTTCTGCATCTGAGGGGTCTTTGCGGGCTTCCCACCATGAAGCAGGTGGTTCAGGTTATACTCATTCACCTTGAATCCGGGAAGGTCAGAGACACCGCAGCAACAAAGGCTGTCTCCCAGTTCTCTTGTTCTGTTTTCTCCGCTGTAAAGAGCAAGGCCAAGTTCATGCGCCCTCTGCTTCAGCTTAAGAATATCGCCCTCGATCAGGGCTTTCGGATAGGTATAGTCTCCCGCAACCTTAACAAGGCCCGGTCTTTTGCTTGCAAACTTCATGCCCTCGACAATAACGCCGTAGGCACCAGCTGCCTTGAACTTTTCAAGGTTTTCGTAAACTTCTCCGTATACCTCATGCATGTACGGCTGAATCCTGACGATCAGGCGCTTCACACTCGGAGCAACCTTTCTCGCAATTTCCAGACGTTCTTCAAACGATGGTGCGCCTTCTTCGAGCTTGTCATAGCTGCTGCACACCATGCTGATCTGCACAACGCAGTTGCACTTCTTCAGCAGTTCGAGATATTCAGGCTCTGCGATGATCCTTCCCTTTGTCGAAACAACAAAGGGGTATTTGGTTTCAGCAAAGACGCGCAGAGCGTTGTAGCTCATGCGGTAATAGTGCTCACAAGGCTGGAAAGGGTCGCTCACGCCCCCCCAGTGCAACGGAATATTCCAGTCACACCAGTTGGTCTCAGACGTTCGCTTTCCCTGAATCCAGCTCATGAGGGCTTTCATGCCTTCACCTTTCTGCACCTTGCTGATGTCATACTTTCCGTTCCGCTGCACAAAGCAGTATTTGCAGCCGTGCGTGCATCCCTTGTAGGTGTCGAAACGGATAGGCATATCGCACAACCAGCATTGCGACCCGCAGTTAGGCATCTTCATCCTCCATAACGCCGCGAATACAGTTCAAGATGGCTTTTTCAAGCGGCTCCTTCGTGTTCTCGCTGATGTATCCCTTGATTTCTTCCTCGCACTCAACGGGGAACGTGAAGGTCACGGAAAATTCTTTCTTTTCCGAAGCCTTTGTGAAACCGTCCTCCATAAGGCTGTCAATGTAGGATACGCCGGCATCATCGTCCTGCGGAATGTCAAAATCAAAGTCGAAGTCGCCAAAATCGACTTCAAGCAGCTCCCGTTCCAGCTTGGAGAAATCCCAGCCGGTCATTTCGCCGGTCTTGTTCGCCAGCAGGCGGTATTTCTGTTTCTGCTCTTCCGTCAGGCCGGTGTAGCGCACCACGTCGGCCATGTCCACATTGAGCTGCATCAACGCAAGGCGGCGGGTGTGACCGCTGAGAATGACGTTGTTTTCGTCAACCTCGATGGGATCAAGTGCGCTGCACTGCTTGATGCTCTCAGCGCAAGCGTCTACAGCTGCAGGGGAGATCACGCGCGGGTTGTTCTCATACGGCACCAGATCGGAGACCGGCATTTTCAGCAGTTCTTTCTGAATCATCTTTTTTCTCCAAATAAAAAGCCGCCCGGAAAACCGAACGGCAAAGATATCAAAAAATAAGCAGCACCCATGCATTCAGTTTGACGGACAGGCGTAAAACGGGCGGGTGCTGCTGCATCTGGAACTTTCGCGGCCAGATGCCCCGCTATGCTTTGCACAGCCGTCCCCCGACTGTACATTGCATGGCGCTCTGGGCAGGCCTTGAACCTGCAACCTACGGTTTTGGAGACCATCGCTCTGCCAATTGAGCTACCAGAGTAAAAAGCCGCCCTTGGAATCGAACCAGCCGTGTCTACACACACGCGCCGCGCTCAAAACTGCGCTCAGGCGGCCATATAAAAACAGCTCCGGTTCGCCGCCGGAGCTGTTGGTTGGCGCACATCCTGTCAGGAAAGCTACACCTTGGCAAGGATTCTAAGGCCTTTTCTTGGCACGGGAGGTTACACGTGCGGCCTTTCGGGTTGTCTGGTCCATGCGCCATACGGTGCGATACGGCGGAATCGAACCGCCTCCTGTCTCTCATGAGCGGCAGGCTGCCTTTGTTTCAGTGTATCGCATAGATGCGCAGTCCGCGAAACGTGAAGAGAGAAAAATGCCTGCAAAGCCAAAAGGAGGAAAATTATCATGGAGGTTCGTTTCGGAGACTGCGTGTATCGGTTTGCCTTTCCGGCATTGCCGATGGTACTATTCAATCACTTTCGCACGGTTTCTGTACATACCGCGTACATACCGCGTACATACCCGAAGCTGTACAAAAAATCACGCGTTTTTTATGCACTTTCGTCAAAATCGCAAAAAGGTGTTGCTTCCCAGATCTCTGCAAGGGCCTCAAACCCTACTGTGATGGCTCTGGATGCCGTGTGTGCCTGTGCAAAGCCCACCTCAGCGGCGGCCTGCTCACGGGTCTTACCCTCAACATAACACAGGATGATGCACTTGCTGCGGCGGATGGATGCCGTGTCAGCATTCAGCAGATATGCCGTATCAATGGCCGCCTTCTGCATCTCCACATACTCGCACTTGAGGGCAGCCAGCTTTTCCTCTGCTTCCACAATGGCCGCGCCACCGTTCCCCACCTTGTCACTGGTTCCAGAACGACCAGGTGCAGCTGAAACGCTGGATGTGGTGGCGGTAGCGATGCACTGTAGATCTACAATGCGCTCTTCCTGCTGCTGAATCTGTGCCCGCATTCTTGGCAGTCGTTCAAACCATGCCCGCACCAGCTGGGCCTTTTCATTCTTAGGTGGCTTTTCGTTCTCGCTTTCAGGTGTCAATGTGCGGATCATTGTTCCTCCTTTACTCCTTCCAAAAACAGCAGCACTCCGGGTGCTGCAAACGGGACGCGGTAAATTTCAATGTCTGATTGGGTGATGTACTTACGGCCAAACAGCCGTTTCATGTCCTTCCATACGGCCCACGGGACGCGGTAGAAAGCCCTGCCGCTAAATGAGCATAGTACAAAGGCGACACCTCCGAGAGCTTCTGTGCGGCTCAAACGAAGCGCTTGCGCGGTCAACACACGATCAAAGGTCAGCCGGTCACTGTCAGTGTGCTTTGCTTCAAAATTGATGGCTCTTCCGCCTTTGAGAATGCCTTTGTAGTCCGGCTGGGCCTGTTTCGTGTAGCAGGCAAGGAACCTGCCAGCACGGTCTGGGCTTCCGATCGGACGCATAGGTTCCGGTGTTTTTTCGATGTCTGCAAGGCCGATGGATCTGTAATAGGCGCAGGCATTGTCAATGATGTGCTCAAAGCCAGCGCCCTCTGCGCGGCTTCTTGCACCGGTATAGCTGCGGCGAATACTGGCCGCCGTTCTTCGGTTATTCATTGCTCAATTCCTCCACATAGCACCAGCTTTGGGGCGGACGTTCGATTCCGAACGCTTTTCCCCGGCAAATCAGCTTTTCTGTATCCCATCTGCGGCAGGTGCAACAGTCTCCGCGATGCGTACAGGGTTGTATCGCCCAGAAATCTTCAAGCCTTACTGGCTCTTCGTAGAGTTTGAAGTTTGAAATATGCCAGAAAAACAGGTCGTCTCTGGTTTTCCCAGACGATGCATAGCGGTGCAACTGAATGTAAGACATTCCCGATTCTACGATAAGCTTAGGATCGAGTTTGTTTTGATACGCTGGATAGGGGAAGACAACGTTTTCAATTCCATCGCATGTAAACTCGCCAATGATATTGCCATCCAACCGCTGCCATCCTTTGCCCGGGACAATTAGGAGCCAGCCTATTTTGGATTTGCTTTTCGTGCAATAGACATAGCACTTGAATGGAGTCTTTAGATTCCCAGGCTTTGTTCTTCGCACCTCAATGGTCTTTTGCCCCCGAATGATGAGGTCGCACCATTCAGGCCGAATGCTCAAAAGCACAGCTTTCATGCTCACATCTCTCCCTTCAGTAATACTCGATTTCCACCAGCGAGGTGGACACCAACTCAAAACGTCCATCTTCCAGAGGGATGCGGAGCAGGTGATACTGCTCTCTGCAAGCGTATGATTTCGGCAGCAGCTCGCTGAAGTCCTCCACGGTAATGGTGTACTTCGGCTTACGCCTACCAGCATAGCCAACTTTTTCAATTTCCGGGGAGTATACCGTGACATGGTAGCAGGGGTGGTCAGCAGTTTCAGCTTCAGTTTTAGTTTCAGCATCAGCAGATGTCGAACTACAGGATGTAAAACACAGCGTCACAATTAGCAATGCTGCTGACACGATAAAGCAGGCCATTCTCTTTTCGGTTTTCATGCTTCACTTCTCCTCCTCAAAAGTCCCAGTCGGAAGGAACACCGAGACGGCATTCTCCATCGCCATCGTTACTGGTCGGCTTATCGAACGGGCACCCCGGGCAGCCATTTCCTGTCGCCAAATGGCAATGGCAAAAATCCATCAAATAATGGGCCATGTCCTCCGGACTCATAGTGTCGGTTTCAGGGTTGGATTTCGCTTGATCATTCATCGTCGCCCCTCCAATACTCCACAAAATAGGTCAAAGTAGATTTGCCGCTGCGCTTTTCCTTTCCCACGCGGACGGTGTAGCCGTTCATCGACAGGACGACAACCAGCGCTTTCCGGTCCTCCACCTTGTCGCAGTCAATCTTGTAATGCTGTGACATGTATTCATCCTCCGTGCCGCTACTTGTATAATCAGCAGCGGTTTATGTAACTGTGTTTGTATTTCAGGCCTTGAGATCGCTTTGCGGGCGTTCCAGCCAGTCGCGGACGGTATCTTCGGACGGCGCGCCGTCGTCGCACAAGGCCAGAACCGCCGGAACCAGCTTCCGGGCCATTTCTTCGTCATCCATGTCCCGGATAGCGTCTCCGATCGTGGTCTGATCGCTCGTTCTGATTTCCAGCGCCAGCTTCACGACGGAGCCGTCCTGACGGGTCCACGAGCAAATAAGGCTCTGGCCGCCGATCTTTTCCAATGTGGTCAACATCGTATCGCGACAGGCGGCGATAATAGCTTCAGCTCTTTCCATTACCTGTACTCCTTTCCGGTGGCCTTGTCCCTCAGCGGGATGCGGCCTATGATTTCAAACCCTGCGATATTTGCCATCTGGCGCAGCAGGGGAACGATGTCTCCGATTCTGTCAAGCCGGGCGGCTTCCTTCTGGTACTCGTCCCGGCAGATGTTGCGCATGGCTGCGGTCGGTGTCGGGTCTGCATAGTGCTCGGCATTCCGGCCCATATTTTCCTTGCTCATGTTCTCACCCTCTCTCTTCCCACAAATACGCCCGAGAACAGGCGTTCTCCGATGGTATAGTGATAATACCGGTGTCCTGCCGGAACGCCGTCTGCAGGGCCATCTGCCGGTCTGAGCACCATCGGATGACTAGCGACCTGAACGACATACTCACCGCCCTGCACAAGCCGCTGCATCCAGCTTTCTGCGGGCGCGGCATCAACCCGGCTTCCGTCCATGCAGCAGACCGCTACGGAAGTCGGAACAGGGGACAGCATCGTGAAAAGTGAAAGCTGTTCGACTTCAATCACGGCGCACCTCCTACTTTGTAGATCAGAGCCACAGCAAGCATCCAAATCATAAAAGCGGTAGTTGCTGCAAGAGCTATGGGGTGATCGCGCAGCAGCCAGACAAGCGCATAGCAGACTGCCATGATAGCTGCAACAACAGCAACCATAAACGTTGCGGCGAACATCGCAAATCCTAATGTCATGAGCGTTTTTCCTCCGGCAGTTCAGGTATCGGCATCCAAAGAGGAAAAGTATCCGGTGCACCTGCAACGATGTCCCACGTTGCTGATTGAGCAAAAGTCGCATCCATGTACTTCACGAGAACTTTTCCGTGCGCAGCATCATTTTCTGTCGGCGGACATTCTGCCGTTTTGCGCCAGCGCTGGACATCCGTATCTGCTGCCGTCGGAGTGCTTTCAACAATGCAAACAAGCTGTTCCAACTCGTTCTCCATGTATGGGTTATACCAGCCGCCCAGGATTTCCGGGGCCAGGTCGCGGATTCTCTGGATCACGTCCTCCGCGTAGACCATACGTTTTTCGCTCATTTTGTAATCTCCTTCGGCGGCAGCGGCATCCAGCCAACCACGTGAGCATCTACACGGTTATTGTAAATGTCATCCTGGTTGAAATAACGATATTCCCACCAGCCTTTAGGAATAAAGTAATCATCGCTTTCTTTATCGTAGGTTCCCCACTCGGAAATTTCTTCCCAGTAGAAAGCGCTCTTTTGGGACAAGACTGTGCCATCTTCGTAGTTAGCCGTCGTAATCCCATATCCACCGCAGGCGGTTTCAAACAGAATCAGCACATCTTCTTCGACTTTCGGGGGATTCTTGTCAGGGTCGCGCCATGTCGGCTGCAGTGTTTCCGGGTCGATGGTTGGGGCCTCGTCCACGCTGTTCAGGGCATCCTTATAGCAGCATTCTCCAATAGTGAACGGATTGCTTGCACGAAGGTTCATTTCAATGCGCTTGTGCAAAGCGTTCGCGTCAATCAATCTTTTATCGTTCATTTTTCAATCTCCTTCCTTGTCAGTTCGCTCGCCCGCAGCCTTGCAGCTTCACGGGGGGCAGCGGTGATATCGGCCTGCGATCCTTCCCCCATCACTTCACGGACGGGTTCACGCGTTCCACCAGCTCACAGCCGGGCACTGCCGTGCCGGTCTTGAGCAGGGCCGCAATGGCCGTCTTGTTGGGTGTGAGGGTGGTCTTCTCGGTCATGTACTCAGCAGGAACAGCGGCTTCATCCAGCACGCTGACCGCCTTGCTGCGGCGAAAGCTCACCGCGCACCGGTCGCTGCTGAAGTTCTGCCCACCCAGAGCATCGGTCAGATAGTGCTTGAGACTGTCGATCTTGCGCTTTGCGGCTGCCTTGCGGTCAGCAAAAGCCTTTTCCTGCGCTTCAAAGGCCGCAACATCGGCTTCGAGGTTCTTTACCCAGCAGGCGATGTTGTCCACCTTCTCGGCCTTTGCCATGTTCAGCTCTTCCAGCCGGTCGATGTCCATAACCTCGCCGGTCTCCTGATCGATGCAGTCCAAAATCTGCGAGTTGATCTCATACAGGTTCATAGTGCTTTTTACCTCAATTCGTTCAGAGCACGAGAAACGGCCCTGAACGGCGTTTTGCGTTTTGTGGTATAACTTTGCCGGTTTACCCTAAAACCATGCTCAGAGGGCCGCGTATGCCGGTCTGAGCGCGTGTGTACCGGCTATTGCTTTTTTAATGGCCTTCGCCGGGCTGCGTCTGCCAGAAAATTCTTTGCATTTTCGGCTTCCTCTGCCGGGCGGCTTGCAATGAACGCCCGGTTGCGCGGGGCATTCGCCTTTTTTGCTTCATCCCTATCACGGGATATCCACCCGGATGCTGCAGCCTTCCAGTTCTTCATGGGATTCCGGCCCACCTTCCAGCCGTTGGACTCGTAATAGGCATGGAACCGAATAGCCTGCGCTTCTGTGCCACCTTTCTCCGCAAAGTAACTTTTCACCGTTTCAACATCCGGCGGTGAAAACCTGTTCTTGGTTGTAGGGGGCAGCGCTTCAGCGCTATTACTATCAGATACTTTAGTATCTGAGTAATTATTAGTTTTTAATTTTAGGGGGCTATTGGTTTCGTTTGGTTTCTCAGAAAAACCAATTGGTTCCGTTTGGTTATCGTCAAAAACCTTTTGGTTTCCGTCGGTTTTCTTTGGCCTGCCGCCCTTTCGGCCTGCTTCTCGGTGTGCAGTAATAGCACGTCTGTACGTCTCAATATTCCCGTCAAGCGCTTCCCTCTGAGATTCAAACGCCACCTGTTCGATAGGTTCAAGGCCTTCCGGTTCACTCCCGGTTTCCACATAGTCCCGCATTGCATTCACAACATGCCGGAATGCCGCATCATCAAGAATGTCAAGAAGTTTGAACGATGTGAACAGGATCAACAAGCCTTTCGGGCGAGCCATTTCAATATCGTCCACTACTAACCACCTCCTTCCCGTTTTTGAAAACCAAACGCTTTTCGTAAAAACCATTTGGTTTTCTTTGGTTTTTACAGGTCGATGATCTTAACCTCTACGCCGTAGCCGATGACGTTCCGGCACTGCTGTTTGATGCGGGGGATTGCAACAGCGCTGCTTTTGAGGAACTTCTTCGTGCTGGGGGTGCAGGCCAGATACAGCGTAACGCCGTCCAGACTGGCCTTGGTTCCGCGCAGGTTGTCCGCAATGAACTTGTCACCGTAGACCTCAACACGGCGAATAACCTCTCCCCAGTTCGCAAAATCCTTGCCCGGATACTTCGTAGGGGTGGCTTCCGGTTCAGTCTGCTGGCTGTTCTTGCTCTTGAGTTCGTTCAGGGCATCCAGCATTGCAGACATGCAGGAAGCGCACACCTTGATCTCGTTCTGAAGCTCAACAAGGGCACTGTTCAAGCCCACCAGCTGGTTAATGGTCTTCTTCATGTCTTCGTTCTGCTGGTACAGGCGGCTGTCGATAGATTTCAGCAGGATGTAAACCCGGCTATCATCCGGGGTATCATTCGGTACATCCTCAAGCATGAAGTCGTATGCACCGTTGCGGATATTGACAACTGCCGACACGGAACGACCGATAATGGCTGCGACCTCTGCATTTGACAGGCCCTTACTAAGAAGAAGCTTTGCATTGCGCACCTCTTCCGGCATAATATTTCTTTTTGCTTGCATTTTTCTCTCCCTCATTTCTGCCGCTCAGAACGGCAAATCTTCATCGTCGTTGATAACGGCAAAATCGTCCGTGCCGGTCTCAGCCGCCTGCTGGGCGCTCTGAGCGTTTCTAGCTTCGCGGGCATAACTTTGCGTCTGTTCATCAAAACCCCGTGTAGACGTGCTGTCAGGGGCTTTCGAGCCGCAAAAGCTGACCTCACGCACCTGAATCTCATAGGCAGTGCGGTTGTTGCCCTGCTTGTCCTGATATTTCCGGGTCTGCATGCTGCCATTGACGGCGATCATGCTGCCCTTGTCGAAATACTGGGACACGAACTGTGCCGTTTTGCCCCATGCAACGCAGGGCAAGAAATCCGTCTCGCGCTGGCCATTTGCAGAATAGCTGCGTTCGCAGGCGACATCAAAAGAGCAGATCTCCTTGCCGCTTGTGGTGGTGCGGAGTTCCGGGGTATGGGTCAGACGTCCAATAGCTGCGATCATGTTCAGCATAGATCAGCCCTCCTTCGGCTGTTTCTGGGCACACGTCCAGCACAGGACGCGCCCAAACTTCTTCTTGGTGCTTGCGGCGGTCTCTGCCGGTTCAACGGTGCGGTTCTTATAAGACACCGGCTGAAGTGGTTTGCCGCAGCAGGCGCAGATAAAGGGCTGTTCCTGTACAGGCTGCGATTTCGGGGCAGGAGCATTACGCTTCGGAGCAGGAGCTTCACGCTTCGGAGCAGGCTGCTTCTGCGGCTTGTTCACACCTGCGGGGTTTCGACCTTCTGCCGCATGATACTCGTCCGTGTCGGCATCCTTGGTATCGTCGATGCAGAACAGGCCGTTCAGGGCATACTTGCGGGCGTAGCTGCTGGATGTTCCCGTCACCTGTGCAGCGTCCATCTTGGTTTTTTGCTCCGGCTCTCTTGCGTATGCCTTCACGGAAATGCAGCCGCCATCCAGAGATTCCAATTTTGCAGTGGCTTCGATGTAGTGCCACCCCTCAAGAACCTTCGGTTCATCGGAGAGCGTAAGCAGCAGGTCATGAGCCTTGAGAATAGGCTTCACTGCTTCCAAAATGTCCTCACAGGAACGATATCTGTACCCGCCGAAGGTGTTCATCTGCCCTTTAGGGGCCTTGAGTTCGCTCTGCACAGCGGCCAGAGCGGCGTAAATGCTTGTGCTTTCCATTACTCTTCATCCTCCTGATCTTCGGTCTGTTCTGTCCCTCGCGGCAGGAAATAGTAATCATCCGGCGGCTCAAGTGCCGGGCCGTAGCCGTCAAGGGAAAGGTCGTACATCGGATTCATACTGCCACCTCAGGTGCCGGGTCAATGGCGGCAGGGGAGATGTCCGGTGCGGGAATCAACTTTCCAGCGGTCAAACGCTGCGGAGCAGGGGAGTGCTGCGTTTCGCTTGCAGGCTTCCCGAACTTGACCTCGGCACCCAGATCTTCGACCTCGACCGTGACGCGCAGGCGGTACAGGCTTCCTGCTTGACCGAGGGTAGAATAGACATCGTTCATCAGCTTGTCGATGACTTCCGGGACATAGTTCCCGCCCACAAACCTGCCGTCACTGGAAAAGCGGCCCTGAATCTCAACATAATTTTTTTCCATCTTGTAAAACCTCCGAAAATGTGTTATCTTCGGGTTGATGTGACCTGTAAAATCCATCAACCCTTGCAGCCTGCCGGTGCGCCAACACCAGCGGGCTGCTTTTTCTTTTGTGCGGCCATAATCTCTTTGATGCGGCCTTTGCCGTAGGTTCCGGCGCTTGCCGTGAAACGCTCGTTGTCATCCACAAGGCCCTGATGGATTGCCTCTGCCCGCTCTTCCTGCTGGCGGATAAGTTGCTCTGTGCGCTCCCGGTAGCTCGCTTCGAGAGCTTTCACCCTGATATGTACAGCGCGGCACTCCGGGCACCGCTCCGCGCGGCGGCCCACATTGCGCATCACCTTCCCGCAGTCAACACAGACGCGGGTGTAGATCATATTGTTGTTGACTGCCATGCTCAGCCCGCCTTTCTACCGCTCTTCACGGTGTTCTGGGGCTGATGGTGAATCTTGCGGGGCCGCTTCTCACGCGCTTCGGCTGCAAAGCCCTGCAGCATGAAGAAGATTGCCAGCAGGATCAGCACCATAGCCGTGACGAACGCACCGTCCGAGACGGTGCCAAGGGTCTGAAAGCTGCCCTCCAGCCCCAGGCCGTACAGCAGGCCCACCACAAAGCAGGCCATTGCCAGCCAGTACCAAACTCCAGATTTGATTCTCATGCGGATTCATCCTCCTTGCCCACTTCCGGGAAGAAAAGCTCCCCGATCTCGTCCTGCCGGATGTCCAACAGTTCACAAATTGCTGCGATCTCTTTACTTGTCCACGGCTGGTGCCCGTTCATCCGGGCGCTCATAGTGTACCGGCCAATGCCGCTATGTTCAGCGACTTCCTGATCGCGGTAGCCGCAGCTGTGGAACCGCCCCCGCAGCTTCCAGTACGGAATCTGCCGGAAGGTGCCCTGTACGACCTTCATCATGCCTTTTCGACCTCTTTTCTTTGATGTGTGCCAGCCGTGCAGGCTGGTTCTTGTCCCAGCGGGCTTCCCACCAGTACTTGTTGCGCCCGTTCATCAGGCGGTCTCCCTTGTGCTGACCTTTCTCAAAGGCGGCTGCTCCGGGTTGTCCCGGCTCTGCTTGTAGCGCTCAACGTCCTCAACGCGGAAGTAAAACTTGCTCTTGCTGCCCTTCTCGCCGTGAGAGTAGGCATCCAGCAGACCCTGCTTCCGAAGCTGTAAGACCCGCGAATAGCAAACGCCCAGCGCTTTGGCGGTTTCTTTGGTGGTGTAATACTTCGACACAGTATCGAATCTCCTTTCTGTGGGTGGCTCCCACGACCATTTTCGTGACGTGACGAAAATGGTTTCGACCTTTGCCGGAGGTCATCATCAGGTGGGGTTGACATTAGCGTAGGCCAGCTTTGCGGCTCTCAGGGTCTGGAACATCTCAATGACATCATCAATGTACCGACCTCCTACATCACCATACACGCACCATCGCCAGCACCAGCGGCCATTGATACGAACTTCCCGTTGCCGGATGTAGCACTTACCGTCCTCACGGACATATCTATCGGAATCCTTAAACCACCTCATTGTTCAGCCCTCCTTATTCTTTGACCTCGCACACGTCGGTCACTTCGTAGACATCCAGACCGTGCCCGGTCTCGTCGATCAGCCGCTGCACTGCCACGTTCCGGGCATCCACCGGGTCCTCAGCAAGGACCTCATAGCAGTCCCAGAACCTATCAGCCATGTTGTAGACGTACACCTTATAACGCTTTTTTTGAGTTAATCCTGCCATGTTTTTGTCCTCCTGTTTGTTTGGTGGTGCTCTCTACGTGAACTATTATACTACTATTTTGCTAGTTTGTAAATACTTTTCTGATAGTTTCTTTTGAACATTCTACCTTTTTCGTAGTTTCGCTGATAAAAACAAAGCACCAGCCTTTCAGCCGGTGCCTGATGGTCATTCTTTCGTGGGTGCTGCGGTGATAACCAAAGCGTCTTCAGCATCTTCAAGAGTAGTGCATGATGTCCTTTCAGTTGGGATATGCTCTCTCAGCCACTTCATGCTCATGTCGTGGTCGATAAAGGCCATGGTGAGACCGTGTCTTATTTCGTTGCCCATATAGGTATAGATCAGATCCATATCTTCTTCCGAGAAATCGGTGTCAAGAAAAGCATTGACCCCCGAAAGCATAAATTCGTGGAACCTCCGGTTTCGCCACTCCTGCGAATACGGTGCGGTTTTGAATGCTGCCCGTGAAAGCCATTCCAACACCTTTGCTTCGATATCTTCAACGTAGTGACAATCCTCTAAGATGAAAGACTGGTTTGTGCGCGGGTGAGCAATAAACTCGTACCCTACATCGTCAGAATCACGGATGAAACTGCCTGGAAAGCATTCAAGAAGCTTTGCACGGGCTTCTTCTACATCGGCAGCTCTCTGGTGTTCTTTTTCATTCATAGTTTTCACTCCTTAATCAAACTCCGGCATTGCAAGGATGATCTTCTTGCAGTGTTCCTCACTGACCCTGTACGGCTTGTGCCGAAGGGTGTTATCCTGCATGATCTGCCAGTAAACCATTGTCGGCAGCTCAAACAGGGCGGTGCAGCGCGGATACAGGCGAACTGCCTGATTTCGAGTCGTTCTCGTTACGACCGCTTCGATACATCTCCAAGTATATTTTCATGGCAAATTTACGATTTGTATA